GTTGTGTGTCTGCAGCGTTATGAGACAGAGCATGAAATTCGCGGGTGGTTGCGAGCTGTCGGCGAGGGCGGACTAGCCATGAGTGGAGGTGTCCCTGTTATGCAGTCCTTTTACCGGTGTCTTTACGATGCTGGTGAGGAAAGCAACATTAAACATGGCCACTCGTGGGGTGTTCGTAAACTAATCGGGAACTTGCATAGGAAGGAGGGCCCAATCTCTCCCGAGACGCGTTGCAGTTTCTGGCTAGCCTTTGACATTACCCCTGATGAACAGCTGGCTTTGGAGCAATATTACAAGGACCAGGTTTTTGGACCCAATGTTGGTTTTGTTCGGCATTGGAGTGCCTGCCCCTTGTAAATTGGGTTGCTGGATGTAATTGCCCAAAACGTTAGGAGCGATCCTGTAAATATTTACGTGCTAAACAAAACGCCGAACGACTGCACGGAGCTCCCAATGTGTCTTCCAGTGATGAACAGTCTCCCTTGGTTGGTGGGGGATCCAATACAACCAACCACATCAAGTCAAAATGGTAAAACGACAGAATCGCAAATTGAATAACATCACCGATGTTGTGCTTAGGCAGGCACTGCCTGTGACTAGGTCTGCTTCTTCAGGCGGACTTGGCGTGCTCGCAGCGCAGGCCTTTGCCAACGCTTACGGCTGGGACAGATTGGTCCGGGACGTGGGAACTGGCACCGTCAAACTTGGACGCAAAGCCACATCTTGGTTTTTGTCTTCCGGGCCGAATGGTGCTTCCGGGCCCTCAATTAGTCCTTTCCCAGCCATGCCGCCCACTAGTTACGCCACGCAGTATCGTGGCTCCACAAAGTGGGATGGTTCCATTACGATTGAACATCGTGAGTTAGTCACCACTCTTACTGCCGCCCAGTATCGGTCTTTCGTAGTCAACCCCTCCAACGCAAACTTGTTCCCTTACTTGTCCGTCTTGGCTAAGAATTTCGAGACGTATGAGTTTAAGAAACTTCAGTTTGACGTTGTTACAGGGCAGTCGACTAACACTAGCGGTACCTATTGGATGGCCCTAGATCCGGATAGTTTGGATATCCTCCCCACTGGATCTGGTCCTAATATCACCAAGACTCAGGCCATGGCGTTCAGAGATAGTTTATCGTCTCCCGTGTGGCAGAATGGGTGCTTGGTGGTCCAACCCAGTACGTACAAGACTAAGACGAAGCCCTTTATTGGTGGCACCACTATTGATGATAATTATGGTAGCTTTGTCCTCAATTTGGATACCGCTGCCACAATTGACTTCTTTGTCGAGTACACCGTGACACTCAAGGACCCACATACGGACAATGATACCAGCTCCTTCACCATGGTCAATGCTTCGACCACCAATTGGTCGAACACCGGAGCTTTTGATCAGTTCGATGGGGATTCACTGATTAACCCACGTGCTGTCGCTAAAAGCTTCGCTGTTAATGCCCCCGGGTATTACGTTGTGGAGCTTTATGTGGGCGGCACAACTGTTACTGGAATCAATGGCGTGGCATACGGTGGTGGTATCTCCCCGCTGGCCAACCGTGGTGCTCTCGAGGCCACAAAGGGGCATTGGCAGTTTGTGTTCCAGGTCACTTCGCTAATCTCGGCCACTGTGACATTCACATATGCCACGACTGGCACTGAGATTTATAAGCTTCAGGTGTATAAAGTGCCACAAGCTGTGTATAACCTGCTCGTTTAAATTAGAGGTCAACTTCTTGCTAGGCTGGGGCTCTTCACTGAGGGTAACCACGTCACCCCCGGAGTTACAGCAAGGAGGGTTCCGTGACTGATGTTTGCTCCTAGGTTACACATTGCATCCACTTGATGGGTGTACTATGGTTTGATCTACG